CTCTTCGTGATGTGCTACAAGCAGCCCGTGTTCTAGGTGTGCCTGACATTATTGTCAAAGGTGATGGTTCACAGATTACCATTAGTGCTGGTGACTCTAAAAATAGTTCTATGAACACATTCTCGAAAACTGTTGGCACCACCACAGATGAGTTCACTCACATCTTTAAGGTTGACAACATGAAGATGATGGTGCTAGAATACAATGTTGAGATTTCCAGCAAGGGCATCTCTAAGTTTTCTACTGCCGATGGTCGTGTGACCTACTTCGTTGCAACAGAGTCACGGAGTTAGTATGGTAGAAAAAACTGAACTCTATATGTCACTTAGAATTCTAGGTGAAGAAACTACTGCTTCTCGCCTACACGCAGAAGACGTAACCTGGAATGATCTCATGAGTGACTTCATCTCATTACTCACTACGGCTGGATATCAGATTAAAAGCAGAGTGATTGAGGTTGATGAAAACGGTCGTGTCGTATCTGACAAACATCGCGGTTTAGACAGACAGTATTATGATGAAACACCGGACGGAGCGTATCGGTAAATGTTGAAAGGTTTATTATGTCAGATTATCTATGGGTCGAACACTATCGACCAAAATCTATCAAGGAGTGTGTGCTACCTCAAAATCTAAAAGACGTATTTCAAGCGTTTGTCGATCAAAAACAAATACCAAATCTTCTTCTCAGTGGCGGGCCGGGTGTCGGTAAAACTACAGTCGCCCGCGCTCTGCTGACTGAGTTAGACCTTGACTACATTGTCATCAATGGGTCCATGAAGGGTAACATCGATACACTACGAACTGAAATCCAACAGTTTGCTTCATCTGTATCTTTCAATGGCAAGCGTAAGTATGTCATTCTTGATGAGGCAGACTATCTAAATCCACAGTCTACACAGCCTGCTCTTCGTAACTTCATGGAAGAGTTCTCTAACAACTGTGGTTTCATCTTGACTTGCAACTTCAAAAATCGTATCATTGAACCACTACACAGTCGATGCTCTGTTGTAGAGTTTAATATCAGTAAAAAAGACCTGGGTGAACTTGGTCCAACATTTCTAAAACGTATTGAGAACATTCTGAAGATGAAGGGTGTGCAGTACGATAAAAAAGTTTTACTGGAGTTGATGAAGAAGCATATGCCAGACTGGCGGCGTATACTTAACGAACTTCAACGATACTCTGTCACTGGTAACATCGACGTTGGTATTCTTACTAACATGAGCGATGAGTCCTTTGACTCACTAGTCAAGATGATTAAGAAGCAAGAGTTTACAGGTATTCGTAAATGGATCGTAGACAACTCTGATATTGAAACAGCAAGTTTGTATCGTAGTCTATACAATCATGCAAGCAAAAATATGAAGGCTGCTAGTATTGCACAGATGGTTCTCATTCTTGCTAAGTATCAATATCAAGCAGCGTTTGTTGTTGACCATGAAATCAACAATGTAGCGTGTCTCGTAGAACTCATGACAGACTGTGACTGGTCATGAACCCGTTTGACTTTGTAACTGATATCAATCTAGGCAAGAAGGATATCATCACCAACTCTGAAAACCCAGAACTAGCAGAAAGGACATATAACCCCTATCTAACAAACAGAGCATTGTCATACTTTGTTGATACGGTTCACTATGCTAATGAGATGAATATGCACAGTGACCTAGACCATATCATGCAATATTCGTTTCTACTAAATATTGTGCGGAAACGTAAGCGTTTCTCTAAATGGCACAAAACTACTGATGATGAGGACTTGCAGGCTGTCATTGACTTTTATGGATACTCAGTCAAAAGAGCAAAGGAAGCACTCAAAATTCTTAGTGATGAGCAATTGGCAACAATAAAAGAAACGATGAGTAAAGGTGGTATGAAATGACAGACCTAACTACGATGGTTGAGGTACATCTCAAGAATGAAGATGACTTCCTAAAAGTAAAAGAGACACTAACTCGCATTGGTGTTGCATCTCGAAAAGATAGAAAGCTTTATCAATCCTGTCATATTCTACATAAGCAGGGTAGATACTTTATCGTGCATTTCAAAGAACTGTTTGCTTTGGATGGTAAACCATCTGACTTCCATGAGAATGAAGCAGACATTGCAAGACGCAACACGATTGCTAATCTACTGGAGCAGTGGGATTTGGTCACGCTTGTTGACGCAAGCAAGATTGCAGAACCACAGGCACCTTTAAATCAAATCAAAATCTTGCCCTACAAGGAGAAGGGTGAGTGGGAACTAGTAGCAAAATATAGTATTGGACGTAAAAAATAATTTGTGGAGAAGTGAAGTGGATATTGTGCCTAATGTTAAATTTATGACTCGTGTTCGTGATGACTCTATTGACGGACCTAATCCTTACACCTGGAAAATTGTTACATCACATGAGTTGTTCTTAGGCAAACGTGTGGTTCTATTCAGTCTGCCGGGTGCATTTACACCTACCTGTTCGACCTTTCAACTTCCAGGCTTTGAAGAAAATTACGATAAGATTCGTTCTAGGAGTATTGATGAGGTATACTGTATCAGCGTCAACGACTCATTTGTCATGAATGCTTGGGCAAAGTCACAGGGTATCGAAAAGGTAAAAGTCATTCCAGATGGCACTGGCGAGTTCACTCGTTTCATGGGTATGCTTGTCGATAAAAGTCATCTAGGATTTGGTATGCGCTCATGGCGATATATGTGTGTGTTACAAGATGGTGCCATCGAAAGGATGTTTCATGAGCCCGGTATCAACAACACAGGCGATGATGACGATCCGTATGGTGAGACTACGCCAGAACGAATGGTTCAATATCTAGGAGGATAATCTATGTTTGGTAAACTTGAAGTCGATGATAAGCAAGCGGTATCAGAGCATCGTACTCGCACTATGCTGTTAGAAGCAAGTAGGTTGCACTTTGAATCACATATTCATAAGCATCGTGCTAACATTGAGGTGCTTCTACGTCACACAGTCGGTCTAGCAGAGCATCCTGACATCATGGAGACGATTGAGAAGGAACTAGAGATTATGGCTGAGTATGACGATAAATTAGAAATGTTGAAAAAATATTTCTAAAAGGGCTTGACATTTGCTTTCATATACATTATATTAAGTATGTAAGTTGATGAAAGAGAGTGAATGACATGAGTGCGATTAAGTTTGAACAGACCTATAAGAAAGCGATTGATATCGTAGATGCTTGGACATCCACTAACACTGAATGGGAAGTCATCATCATTCGAAATGTCAAAGATATGTATGAGCTTTGGTTAGAGAATGATGAAAACGGTTTCCGTGATAATGACTTCATGGGTATGTATGATACTTTCGATATCGCAGTTCGGAATGCCGAATGTATGGTCGATGTATATGAACCTGCTCAGGGTAACCCTGACGATTGGACTCCGCGCGCTCGTGGATGGTGTGAATAAGGATGAGTGTCATGCGTAACACTATTGCTAAAGACCTGCGTACACCTAAGTACGCAAAAAAAGTAGTTGCTTCTAAGAAGCACTACACTCGTAAACTCAAACATAAAGGTAACTAGATTATGAAGAACTATGTGAAGATCCTTGCCGTGAGTGCAGTCGCACTGTCTCTCGGCGCTTGTAACGTTGCTACTATCGCTCCCATGGCTGGTGCTGGTCTTGGTGGCGCTGGTGGTGGCGCACTAGGTAGTCAGTTTGGCAAAGGCAAAGGCAAACTGATTGCGACCGGCGTAGGCGCGCTGTTGGGTGCTTTCGGTGGTTACAAAGCGGGACAGCACGTTGCTATCCCTTATCAGAATCGTACTGCCATTAACGGCAATACGATGAATATCCACAAGAACAGTCAGCGTATTGACCACAATGGTTATCGTATCGACATGAATGGTCAGCGTATTGACGATATGCGTGGTAATACTGGGTATAGTGTTATCAACAATCGTTCTAGTGGTTCTATGAGTAACTACGGTTGCTCTGTTCGCAACAACTACGTTGTTTGCAACTCTAACTAACTCAGTCATGCACTAACTGCATACCTGGGTTAGAAAATTAGCGAAACAAAATTTCGCGTTTCTAGTCTAAATAATAGTGAGCAGAGAGCGTTTCTTTGCTCATTTTTATGATACGCCTATTTGGGTATCAAAACAAAACTAACCTTGCTTACACAGGAGGTAAAAGCAAATGACTAAACATATGTTCAATTTAACAGACTTTCCCATGTTCGTTGGTTTAGATCGTGTCTATGACCAGATGCTAAAACACGCGGACTCTATGAGCATGGCAAAGACTATTCCTAACTTTCCACCCTACAACATTCGTAAGGTAGATGATAACAAGTACACCGTGGAAATCGCTGTCGCTGGATTTTCAAAGTCTGATATCGATATCGAAATCGATGGAGACACCCTAAAGATTACTGGTAACTCTGCTTCTGTCGATGAAGAAGATAGTTTCTTGTATAAGGGGATTGCCAATCGTGCCTTCTCCCGCACATTCAACTTAGCAGATACAATTGAAGTTAAGGATGCCTCTCTCGTTAACGGAATGCTAAAAGTCTTCCTAGAGAATATTATTCCAGAGAATCAAAAACCACGCAAGATGGATATTAAAGAGGAGCCTTCAAATGAAACTGCTACAGGCAATTATTGATTGGTTTAATCGACCAATCCAGTATCAATACGAAAGTGAACTAGACTATCTCAACCAGTCTGTAGATGCTGCGGACCTCGAAAAAAGGCTCAAAGACGTTACTCGTGTGCAAAAATATCGCACCAATGTTGCCTTAAAAGGAGGATACCTATAAATGGAATTCATCGCACAATCACCAGACACACTATTCTTTGGTGGGATGTTCGCAATGTTCTTTGGGTTGACTGCAATCTCAGTTATCGCCCATAGATTTTTTAGTTGACATATCACCTAAGATGTAATACTATAGGGGAGTGGGTAACTGCTCCCCTTTTATTATGGAGATGACTATATTTTATTCTAACATTGACAGATTTGGTAACAATCTACTCATCCGTGGTTTTGAGAACGGCAAGCGGTTTAACCGCAAGCACAAGTTCTATCCTACATTTCATGTGCCTGATCCTAACGGTGACTGGCAATCGTTAGATGGTCGAACAGTTAGTGAGATCAAGCCTGGCGACATGAAAGAGTGTCGAGACTTCATTGATAAGTATGAAGATGTTGCTAACTTTGGTGTGTATGGCACAACCAACTATGTGCATCAGTTTATCAGTGAAGCATTCCCTGGTAAGATTAAGTACGACCGCACTAAACTAAACATCTGCACGATTGATATTGAGGTTGGGTCTGAAGATGGTTTTCCAGAACCACGAGATGCCAAGCATGAGATCATCACCATCACCATCAAAGACAACAACAAGTCTCTGTATCATACCTGGGGTTCGTATGACTTTGATAGTGACAAGTGCGAGCAAGATGTTTTCTATCATCGTTGCCGTGACGAGCGTGACCTGCTACTCAGTTTTCTAGAGTATTGGTCATTCCACATTCCTGATATCATCACGGGTTGGTATTCAGACTTCTTTGATATTCCCTATCTGGTTAATCGTATTGCCCGTGTGCTTGGTGAAGGATGTGTATATAGTCTCTCACCATGGCGTAGAGTCAGCCCTGATAATAAAATGATTGCTGGGCGTGAGCAGGTTGGTTTCGATATCATGGGTATATCACAACTTGACTACATCGACCTGTTCAGAAAGTTCACACTCAACACTCTGGGTCAGCAAGAGTCATACAAACTTGACCACATTGCCAACGTTGTGCTTGGTGAGAAGAAACTGGATTACAGCGAGTATGGTTCGCTTCATACACTATACAAAAGTGACTATCAGAAGTTTGTCGAGTATAACATTAAAGATGTGGAGTTGGTTGACCGCATCGAAGAGAAGTTAGGTTTGATTGACCTAGTGCTGACCATGGCATATCGTGCGAAGTGTACACTGAAAGAGACACTTGGTACGGTGGGTATCTGGGATGCTATTCTCTACAACGAGTTCAAGCGTCGTAAGATTGCTGTGCCTCAGAAGAAGACCTCTAACTATAATACCATCGAAGGTGGTCATGTCAAAGATCCACAGGTGGGTAGTCATGAGTGGGTTGTGTCGTTTGACCTTAACAGTCTGTATCCACACATCATCATGCAATACAATATGAGCCCTGAGACAGTAGTGAACGACATTCGATGCAACACTACTATCGATGAGTTGCTTGAACTTTGTTCTGAAAACAAAGATGCTAATATTCCAGATGGTAGATGTTTGACTGCTACTGGTCAACTCTTTCGTAATGATGTAGAAGGTATCATTCCACAAATCATTCAAGAGTATTACGATGAGCGTGTGCAGATTAAGAAGCAGATGTTAGATGCAAAGCAACGCTATGAGAAAGACAAGACCAAAGCAATCGAAAGAGAGATATCCATCCTTGACAATAACCAGATGGCTATCAAGATTGCCATGAACTCTTTCTATGGTGCGCTGGCGAACAAATACTTTCGATACTTTGACGTTCGTGTTGCTGAAGCAATCACTGTATCTGGTCAGTTCACTATCCGCTGGGCAGAGAAGATTCTGAACGAGTATCTAAACAAAATGCTGAAGACTGACACTGACTATGTGATTGCAATCGACACTGACTCTGTATATCTAAACCTTGGTCCATTCGTTGACAAGGTGATGCCTGGTGAGACTGACAAGAATAAGATTGTCAACTTTCTAGACAAGGCATCAGCACAGATCGAAAAGCATCTTGACAAGGGTTACACACAACTTGCATCGTTCATGCAAGCGCCACGACAGAAGATGGTGATGGCACGAGAGATTATCGCAGACAAGGCTGTGTGGACTGCCAAGAAGCGATACATCGCCCATGTCTGGGATAGTGAGGGTGTGCGGTATGCAGAACCCAAACTCAAGGTGACTGGTGTAGAAGCGGTACGTTCATCTACACCACAGGTCTGCCGAGAGTTGATTACTGACACACTCAAGAAGATTGTTACCTCATCTGAGTCAGAGGTACAGAAACACATTGAAGAACTCCGTGTTGAGTATATGAACTTGTCACCAGAGGACATCGCATTTCCTCGTGGTGTATCTGAGATGGAGAAGTGGGTTGATGCTGCATCTCTATATAAGAAGGGTACACCCATTCACGTTCGTGCTGCGCTGCTATACAATGACCAACTCAACAAGAACAAGCTGGGCAGTCGCTATGAGCGTATCATGTCTGGCAACAAGATGAAGTTTCTGTACATGAAGATGCCTAACCCACTACACGAGAATGTCTTTGGGTTTGTCAATGTTCTACCAAAAGAACTTGACTTGGCACAATACATAGACTACAATAAACAGTTCGAGAAAAGTTTCCTTGACCCCATTCAGATTATTCTAGATGCGATGGGTTGGAATGCTGAGAAACAGAACAACTTGGAGGACTTCTTTGGTTGAACTGCCAGACAAAAAGTATAGCGTGATATATGCTGACCCGCCCTGGTACTTCAAAAACTTTTCTGTAAAAGGTGAGGACAGGAATCCTAATCAGCATTATAATTGTATGTCTATAGATGATATCTGTAATCTACCTGTTGCTAATCTAGCAGACAAAGATTGCACATTACTAATGTGGGTAGTTGATCCTCTTTTACAGGAGGCATTCAAAGTAATCGAAGCATGGGGTTTCAAATATAAGACAGTAGGATTTACCTGGGCAAAGACAAACAAAACATCTCTTGGTTTTTTCACAGGGCTTGGTTACTGGACACGAAGTAATCCAGAGATGTGTTTGCTTGCCACTAAGGGTAAACCGAAAAGAAAGTCTAAGTCAGTAAGACAGTTAGTTGTTGATGATAGAAGAGAGCATAGTAGAAAACCAGACAATATGTATAACTATATTGAAGAATTATTAGACGGACCATATATTGAATTGTTTGCTCGCAATACGCATCCTGGTTGGGATAGTTGGGGCAATGAAACTACAAAGCATGACGGAGAATAGAATGAAGACAGCAATATTGATACCTGCTCGTATTGAGAGTAAGAGATTTCCACGCAAGATGTTGTCGATGCTAGGAGATGAAACACTTATTCAGCGTGTCTACCGTAAGTGTGAAGAGACAGACTTTCCTACATTTGTATTGACAGACTCAAAAGAGGTTGTTGACCATATGCCAAAGGGCAAAGCATTTCTTACTGCTGATGCTGAGAATGGCACAGACCGCTGTTGTTGGTGGGTCAATAATGTATTTCAGTCATATGATTGTATTATCAACGTGCAGGGTGATATGCCTGATATTACACCACATATCATTAATACAGTTCACGATCTGATTGTGCTTGGTGCTGAAGTTGCTACTGTATGTGCTAAGATGCCACCTGAGAAGCGTGAGGTTCCTAGTGTAGTCAAGGTCATTCACAATGGAAACAAGGCTCGCTGGTTTGGTCGTGGGTTCACTCGCTATGGTGACCATCATCTAGGTATCTATGGATACACTACAGAGACACTATCACGCTATCGCAAACTCACTAAGTATGAAGAAGAGAGTATTGAAAAACTAGAACAACTACGCTGGTTGCAGAATGATATTGAAATCTCTATGGCTGAAGTTGTGTTCGATGGTATTGAGATAAATACACCACATGACTATTTGTTATGGAAACATATTCATGGTATGACAGATGGCGATAAGTAAGAAGCGACAAAAAGAATTGACGGCAGACATTGCCAATTTAACTTCTTTGAATGGTGACTTTGATCTTGTGCCTTTCTTGAGAAAGACAGGCACGATGGGTTATAGACTCCTCAGAGAAGGCGACGAATATGGTAAGCCGACGTTTCCTGGTTTTTTTACTATTTTTGTTAAGTTTAATGGGCATTGGGTTCGTGCTTACTTTGATTATGCGAATAGCGTATCTAGTAAAGTTCTTACTTACTTAAAAGAAGTTCACGGGTTGAATAAAGGTAGAACACATGAAGCAGGTCGCCGTCACAGAATGTTGTTCGGTGACCAGGTGCCTATGAAGTTGGTGTTTGCTGAGTACACAGACGAACTCAAAAAGAAGGTCAGGCGTAGCAGAGCTACCTACAAAGACTTAGAGTCATATCAAAATGCAAAACTCGAAACGCTGTTCAACGATGAGGCAGTGGAGTCTAGCAATACATTCAATCTTCTTATGAAATCAAAAATACTAGACAGACGAAAGTTTGAATCAAAACGAAGTCCTAAAGAGAAGGTGAAGAAGATTGTACAAAAAGGATTTAAGGCAGGAAGAGGAGTTAACTAATGAGTGGTAACTGGGTAGAAGACTTTGGTTTCACTGCGGTAGATGACGTTACATATCGTAAACAAGTCATTGAAGAAGAAGAGTCAAAGGTAGAGAAACCAGCACTTGCTGCTAAGGAAGACATCACTTCTCTTGAGACTAGACTTGAGAAAAAGTTAGATAGTATTCGTAATATGGAGAAAAAGGTTGACAGTCTACTCAAATTGATTTATGATAATGAGGATATTGTGGAAGAACGCAAACAACTCGCGGACTCAGTTGCAAATCAGAAAGTCAAGGTGATGGCAGAGATTGTCATGCCTCTGCTGAATAGTTTGTATCGCACACAAAATCAAGAGTGGGTTCACTGGCCTAATCGTGGACCTATCATCAAAGAACAGATGGAGAAAGTTGAAGCGATCCTAGATGGGTCTTATTTTGAGAAAGGTTGATATGTCTGATTTTTTCAAGAACATGGTGAAGGAACTTAATGATGAAAACACTCACCTACTATCTGATGGGAGCAATTCTGCTGAGTTTACTGGTTGGATTGATACCGGTAGTTATATCCTTAACGCTCTTGTATCTGGCAGTCTCTATGGTGGCATACCCAATAATAAAGTTGTGGCACTGGCTGGCGAGCAGGCTACTGGCAAGACGTTTTTCGCGCTCGGCATGATGAAAAGTTTTCTTGAGAGTAACACAGGTGCTGGTACTATCTACTATGATACTGAAGCAGCAGTTACCCAAGAAATGATGAAGTCACGCGGTATTGATGTTCATCGCGTGGTTGTCTCAGAACCAGAAACCATTCAAGGGTTTCGACATAATGCTCTACAGGTTCTAGACCGATATACTGAACACAAAAAAGAACGACCACCCATGATGATGGTGCTTGACTCTCTTGGTCAACTATCTACCACAAAAGAGATGGAAGATAGCAAAGATGGCAAAGAGACTAAAGATATGACAAAGGCACAGGTCATCAAGGCAACGTTTCGAACTCTGGGCTTGAAACTTGCCAAGGCACAAGTCCCTATGATTATCACCAATCATACCTACGATGTTGTCGGCGCGTATGTGCCTACAAAAGAAATGTCTGGTGGGTCTGGTCTGAAATATACTGCATCTACAATTTTGTTTTTAAGCAAAAAGCGTGATAAAGATGTTGACAAGGGTGAGGGCAATCTCATCAAGGTCACCGCTGAGAAGTCACGATTTACAAAAGAGAAGAAGCAGGTAGAGGTGCGTCTGTCATACACACATGGTCTAGACCGATACTATGGTCTGCTTGACTTGGCAGAGCAATATAATATTGTCAAAAAAGTCTCAACTCGCTATGAGTTTCCAGATGGGTCCAAGCATTTTGGTAAAGCAATCAACAGCGAGCCAGAAAAGTTCTTTACAGATGATATCATGCAACGTCTTGAAAGGGCAGCAGCAGAAGAATACAAGTATGGTCCTGCCGATGATTATGTGGATGACATTGACGATGAAGAGCTGGTGCCGGAGTTGTTGAATGAGTAAGATTGACCTTGAGCGTTTTGCTGAGTACAGTGACCAGTATGAGTTTGTAGATGAACTGTACAAAGAAGACTCTACCATTCCTATTCGCTTGACAACAGATAGGTATAATGGTACAATCATCAGATATGATAAAATTCATATGACGGAGGTATATGACGATGAAGACGAAGCAACGTTGAAGTTTGAATATGAGTTTATTGAGAACCCATCTGAAATTGTTGACAACGATCCTATGTTCAATAATCATATCGGTGACATTCTTGTTAACATTATCATTAATACATTGAACGAGAGGGAAGATGAGAATAGAGACAACGATTCTGAAGAATCTAATTCACAACGAAGAGTACAGCAGAAAAGTTCTACCTTTTCTAAGTGAAGACTTCTTTGATGATGAGACAGAGCGTACACTCTATTCTACAATCAATAAACACGTTGAAGAGTACAATAGACTTCCAACTGAAGAAGTTCTAAAAATTACTCTTGACGATTTAACAAATCAAAATCTCTACGAGAACTGCCTAGAGTACATGAAAGAACTAGGCAAGTGTGAGATTGATAATGAGTGGCTTGTTGATAAGACTGAAGAATTCTGTCAAGAGAAGGCGGTACATAATGCAATCATGGACTCAATTAGAATTATTGACGGGAGTGACAAGGAGAAAACGAAGGGCGCGATTCCAGAAATATTGTCTAAGGCTTTGTCTATTAGTTTTGATAATCACATTGGTCATGATTGGTTAGAAGACTTTGCTGCTCGCTATGAGTTCTATCACAAGGTGGAAGAAAGAGTTCCCTTTGACCTTGAGTATCTAAATTTAATCACAAAGGGTGGTCTGCCATCAAAGACATTGACTTGTATTCTTGCTGGCACTGGTGTTGGTAAGTCTCTTGCCATGTGTCACTTTGCTGCCAACAATCTAATGGACAATAAGAAGGTTCTCTATATCACTATGGAGATGGCAGAAGAACGTATCTCTGAGCGTATTGATGCTAATCTACTTGATTGCAGTTTAGATGACCTCAAAGATCTGCCATTCAATTTGTATGAGAAAAAAGTTGAACGTATTAGACACAAGACTGAGGGTAAACTTATTGTCAAAGAATATCCAACAGCCGCTGCTGGTGCTGGTCACTTTCGTCATCTGTTGAATGAACTACGACTGAAAAGAAACTTTGAACCAGACATTATCTATATTGACTATTTGAATATCTGTACGTCTAGTCGTATGCGATATGGTTCAAACATTAATACATATATGATGATTAAGTCTATTGCTGAAGAACTCCGTGGACTTGCTGTTGAAAAGAATGTGCCTATCGTAACTGCTACACAAACAACTCGTAGTGGTTATACAAACTCTGACCCTGGTCTAGAAGATACGTCTGAATCATTCGGTCTACCTGCGACGACTGATTTGATGTTTGCTCTGGTTAGCAGTGAAGAACTAGAGTCACTAAATCAGATCATGGTCAAGCAACTTAAAAATCGTTTCAATGACCCCATACTCAATAAAAGATTTGTCATAGGGGTTGACAGGGCTAAGATGAGACTATATGATGTAGAACAGTCTGCACAGGATGAACTCATCTCAGATAATCCTGTTATGGATAATGCTGTGTTTGGTTCACGCCGAAATGATGAAGACAGTCAGCGTGAATATACACAGAGAAAATTTGAGAGGTTCAACTGATGTATGAGTACAAAGCAAAGATTTTGAGAGTGGTCGATGGCGATACTGTTGATGTTGATATCGACCTTGGTTTTGGTGTTTGGTTGAGAAATGAGCGTGTCCGTATTATGGGCATTGACACTCCTGAGTCTCGGACCCGTGACAAACAAGAGAAGAAGTTTGGTTTGCTTGCTAAAGAGCGATTGAAGGAACTTCTGCCAAAAGGCAAAGACAGCGTTCTAAGAACGCAGATTGACAAAGATGGTGAAGATGCCAAGGGTAAGTTTGGTCGTATCTTAGGCAACTTTGTCCATGGTCATGGTCATAATGGCAGGTTCACGATGGTCACAGATATTTTAATCAAGGAGGGTCATGCGGTTGCCTACTACGGTCAGAACAAGGAAGACATTGAGAAGGCTCATCAACTCAATCGTGAGAGACTTATCAAAGAAGGGAAAGTATGATATGTACACATTCTTAGAGGAAGATGGAATGTACAAGATTCGAGAGTTTGATGGCATCAATGGTACTGACCATGTGATTGCCACATTCGATAATGAAGGTAAGGCAAAGGAGGTTTTTCATAATCTAAAACGTGGCAGTGGGTTTGCTGGTGCTACACCAAAATATTTCGGAACGGTGCATTTTTCTATTGACAACTAATTGACATAGTCATATAATAAGATATGAAATTCAATCCAAAAGAACGCACACAGAAGTATCAGTTTGTCATAGAGGATATTGATAAGTACACGGCATATGCATTCGTATCTAGATATCACTATTCTCCTGTCATGCCTGTTCAAACTAAACACTACCTTGCAATCAAACTTGATGGTGAGACTAGAGGTGTGCTGACTCTGGGTTGGGGTACTCAACCACGAAATACTTTCACTAAAATCTTCCCAGGCTTGAAAGATGAGGTGTCAGTAAAGACTGGTGACAAGTATGAAAAACATATGTCTGAATACTATTTCGAGATCGGGAAGATGTGTATGGACCCAGATATGCCATTCAATTCAGAGACACAGATGCTGTCTGAAGTATCACGATGGATAAAGAAAGAGTATCCAAGGTGTCTGTTTCTTTATACTATGGCAGATGGTATCATGGGTAAGCATGGTATGGTCTATCAGGCTGCTAACTTTGTATATATCGATAAGTTTCTAACTGATGTTTATATGATGGACAATGGTGAGAAACTACATCCTAGAACATCAAAAGACCTGTGCAAAGAAAATGCTGTATGGTTGAAAGAAAACGAACCAGAGCGATTTGCTAAACTCAAGAACAAAAATCAAGTGTTCTGGTTAACAGATGGTTTTATGAAAGAGAAAGGTATCAAAAGAATTAAGGGATATATGTTTCGATATATGTTACCTCTTAGCAAACGTGCTAGAAAGATGTTGACTAATCCAAAAATCATTGATAAAAAGATGATTGACCAAACACCACCTAGCAAGGATGATTTGGTGTGGTGGGATGCAACAGATGCTGGTCAGAAAGTGAAACTAGATGAGATGCCACCATTCTGTCTGGACCTAGACAACATAGTGGCGAATCAAAGGAATATTGAAAAATATTCTGCTTCTTCTAATTTAGAAGAATTTATGGCTTGACATATGATCTATAGTCTGTCATAATATAAATTGAACTTAAACAAAAGAGGAACTTTTAGTATGTTGGACTCATCCAAATATACAGATACAAAAACTGTGTCTATGATTGTAGATGCTATCAAGAAAGACGAGTGGAATAATACTCTTAAAGATATTGATTTACTCGACTTTGTAAAAAAGCAACCTGATGGTTCGTTCGATGTGGACGAGACAAAACGAATCCAGACTCGTAACTTTCAGATTAATCGTACTTTTGTTGATGAAAAAGTCGCATATGTAAGAAACACTGATGACTATAGTGGGTTGAAGAATCCCACGCTGCTGTTCTTTAATGCGGAGTATGTGCATAGTAGTGGACGAAAATTTGAATCAAATAGTGCTTACTTAGTGGATAAAAATCACGGCACACTGATAAAAGTAAAC